CACCTGCATGAGCAGGACTTCCGTGTTGGCACGGTTAACTGGTTCGTTCAATTCCTCCCGAGCGTTTAGCAGAGCTTTGGCTTTGCCGAGCAGTTGGAGGATGGTGGATTTGCCGTTGTCAGCTGCGAGCTGTGCGTCAAGGCCAGCTATCTGGCTTCTTAAGTAGTTGATTTTTGGGTCCATAGTTTAAATTATTGTATTTGGTATGTGCCTGAGAAACGGATTTGAGTTGTTGCTGTAAAATTAGCCTCAGTCAACCCCGTGCTGCCAGCGGCACCCCAGTCATAGAGCGTTGCATTCGTTGTATTATTATTTATCAGACCATTAAAAGCCGAAGTCAGTGACGCCATATTGGAGGCTCGCCCCATCACCAGCGTGCTCCCTGAATCAGTTGTGTTTCTGGCAGTAAAAGGCAGACCCTCAATTTTAGCGGTCCCCGTATCAGTCCCAGTTGCCGTCAGGGTTATATTTCCCTCAAGATGAACTACATCGCCAATCCTCGTATAGTAACCCTCCTGTGCGCCGTAAGTTATTCCTGTTGAACCACTTCCAAAAGTTATAGTAGGAGTCCACGTTCCGGTTTCATACACTGGTTGTTCCATCCCAGTAAGGCTGACACTGGTTCCTGTCCCGACAAAGGCATTGTCGCTCAGGTCATACAGTTTGTTGGTGCTGGTGTCATAGCGTTCGCTGCGGAAGTCTGCTAAAGTCCCTATCTCTGTGATAGTTACGTTTCTAATATATAACACATCATCGCCACCAGCATCTTGGAAAGTCCTGACGCCAGCGTCTGTTGCAAATACGCGTAGCCCAGTTCCGTTTGCTACGGCTTCCGTGTCAACTCTCGTCCAACTGTCCGTGGTTCCAGACGTTATCTCAATGAAGTTCGCTGCTGTAACGTCGGTTCCAATCGTCAGACCGTCCACGTTCGACTGACCGCTTGGAATATAGTAGTCAAGCGTGACACGGTAACGCTTACCCACTGCAAGCGGAGGAGTCAAAGATAAAAAGTGAGTGCTATTTGAGGTGTTAACAGTTAGCCGTAGATTATCATTTCGCCCACCGATGGAATCTATATTGCCGGCAGCGGTGCCGTTGCTCGCCGCCCAACCATCAGCACCAGCGGAAAAGTCAGAGGTGTAAACGGCCCCATGCGCCCCACCCCATTCTTCAGAAAATCCCAAATCATTGCCGCGAGCAAGCTCGGCAACTTCGGAAGCGGTGAGAGAGCGATTGAAAATTTTGCAATCGCGGATGGAGCCTTTTGAGTATGAAGTCCCAAATTTTCCAATCCAGACTGGCTGAGTGGTGTTCGACATACCTGCATAGGTGCCTGTCTCTAATTTGCTAGACGGCACTAAAGCCCCGTTGACATATAAAGTAGCGTTCGCCGCCGAAAACGCCGTATCCGAATTCGGTCCAGCTCCAGCATAGGTCGCCGCAACGTGAATCCAATCGCCCTCATAAGACGTTAACGCGGTGTCACTTGAAACACTGATATTGTTACCGCTGCTCGTGTTAAGGAATAGCCGCAGGTTATCGGAACTACTAACAGCCAAAAACCATTCGCTCACAGAGCCTGACGCGTATTTTGACGCTACCGTAAAGTTCGTTGCGTCCGTCATTTTTATAAAGCCACTTATAGTGAATGGCAAATCATCAGTTCCATCCGTGAATGAGAACCTATCATCATCAGCCACCGTCACCACTGAAGACGTTCCGTTGAAATACATCGCAGGGGACGTGACCTTCAGCGCATTAGCCTGTGCGTCCTCGTCGGTGGAGTTGACGCTCAAAGTGGTTCTTGCGGTCGAAGCAGTCGAAATTCCATCAAGGATGTTTGCGATGCCTTCAACCAACTGCCAAACTGATCCGGAGTAAACAAGGGCATCACCCTCTTGTGCTGTGATGTTTCCGCTGCCGTAATTCCTTGTCCCAGGATTGGTCACATAATAGGTATCACCTGCCGTGCCTGATCCATCTGCCAAGGCTGGTGAGTTGGCCACCATGTCATGCCCCCCCAGATAGCTCACTGACTGGCTTGGATCTTGGCTGGATGTCAGCTTGTCTGCTCCATCCAAAGTAGCGATCTTGTACGTGCTAGGAGCAGCGACGATCTGCGAAGCGATAGCAGCAATGAAATCAGACCGACTAATCTTGCGAGCACCGTTAGCGGTTCCGCTCAATAAAACAAAATCATCAGCCGCAGGTGATGTGGCTGCATTGGGCAAATCTTTGACTCGTATGTAAGTGGGCATAATTAATCAATGCTGTCTAATTGTATGATGGCTCCAGTATCTGTTATGATCACATCATTAGTGTCCGTCTCAAGATAATAAGTCGTCACTAATTTCTCAATCAGACCATAACTAGCAGCACGGGCAAGAATGCTGCTTAATTTTAAAGAAAATCTAGTTAGATTCATGCAGAATCTCCGGCTTTATAACCGAGGATTGGCCCAGTTGATGTAACCTGAACCTGTGTGAAATGAAAAGGCAACAACGTTCCTGCGGGATATGTCCCAGCCACATCACCTTCGGCATCTGTAACAGTTGCGCTGTTAATTGTCGCTTCCGCAGAAAACTGAAGGCACATTAAATTCACGCCAGTGTAATTAGTCCCAGAAGCCAAAACCTTTGGCCTATAAGGGCCGTTAGTTAGAGCTTGCTTGCTCTGTAAATCAAAATCATCGTCCGTGGTTTGGACAAGTGGGTTGCTAAAATCTCGTTCTGACATGTGTTTTTTTTATGTGTTATCCCCAATCAGCCTAGGACCGGAAACCAGAAAAACCGATCCTAGGCTGTTGAGGTGGGTGTGGATGCTATCGACTACTAGCTGGAGGTGACGGTGAGACGCTTGACAGCTTCGGTGTTGGTTATTGCGAATTGGCGTGTCCAATCAACAGCGATGATGTCGGACCGTGAACGCTCATCACGATAGGTGCGAACAGAAGTCACACCACCTCGCCCAGTGGTGAAGCACTTGGCGAAGCTGGGATCTTCCATGCTTGGATTCTGGTCAGCATAAAACAGGAAAACATCAGATCCGACATTTCGTGTCTTGCTGGCAGTTGCACCAGGTAGAGCAGAATCATAAATCAATCCACCAATCTGTATCTCCACTGGGAAGATCAGCACATTAGAAATCATGTCACGGTTGATTGAAGCGAATCCGCTTTTGAATCGTGCTTGGGTTTTGGCGTTATCACGCAGGATCTGCCAAGCCAATGTTCCCATCAGCACACGGTTTGGACGACGAGCCAAGGCAGTCTCCAAAGCAACCAACTGCTCATCGAGCTGTTCGATGGGATCGGTGGAGCTGTTCCAAGTTCCTTTGCCACCTTCAGCAGATACGCTTGCCTTGATGTAGGTAAACAGATCCTTTTCGTGGCTGAGAACTGCGGATGAAACCAAGGATCGAACCTTGGACTGTTGCAGACCGACAAGATCCCCAGCATCTTCACGCTCGAAATCATCAATCGGATTTTCCAACGCATGAGGAACAAGGTTCAGTTGACCATCAGAAGCAAGCCAAGGAATTCGATTGGCAGGGCCACCGATTGCACGTTGGGTTTCAAATGTTTTCCAACTGTTGACTTGATTGTAGATTTTGTAACGACTGCGGGCCGAAGGCACAGTGACCTGCGGGCAGATGAAGTTTGCTGCTTCGTTCTCCAGATCAGGCATGATTGCCTGAGCGAAGGTTGTCAGCATTGGATTGCTTGATGCACTAGAAATTGCGCTCATTGTATTTGTATCCTTTCAGTAAAATTAACGGATTGTGATTATGCAGTGACGCTGGACACATTCAGCAATCGTGCCTTGATCAACCCACTGTTTGCTCCTGTTTCAAGGGCTTGTGCAACCGAGTTTTTAGCGGATGCAGTCGCTTTGAAAGTTCCATCAGTGTGAGTTCCAAGGAAAGTCCCAGGATTCACCGTTCCAGCAGAGCTGTGCAGTTTGACGTAAACAATGGCGTCAATGCCAGCCATAGCAATGCTTGATCTGCTTCCAGATTCAGCACCATCGGTGATCACGCCGATCGTATCGACAGCAGTGTCAGAGGTTTGCAACGCAGCTTTCCCGCTGGAAAACTTGACTGCATAACCTTCTTTGTTCGTGTGATCCTCGTTGGCTTCCAACGTGGTCAACAGGGTTTCTTTAACTATTCCGTATTGCATTTTCGGATCTTTCTAAAATTGTTTTTTCAGTTTACTTGAAAAGTTCAGGTCGTGCGGATCTGGCTGCTTCAAAAGCATCTTGTCCAGACATGCCTGGGTTTTTGGCTTTGATTTCAGCAACGAACGCATACATCTGATCGGATGCTTTGACCTGCTTGGTGTCACCTTGATTCTTCGGTGTGATCGAAGCAGTCAATCCATCAGCGGCGTGAACAGGCATTGACTCGATGAATGCCTTGGCATTGACCAGATCAACACTTGCAATGGCTTTCAGGGCATTAATTGCCTTGTCATCCTTTGCCGTGATTTTCTTGGCGTTGACGGCAGAAGCCACAAGATCATTTATTTCACGATCCTTGGCATCCGACTTCATTTTTTCGTTGTCCTCCTCCATCGCCTTGTATTTGGCTTTCAGGGATTCAACGGTTTCCTTGAGTTCCTTGTTTTCGGCCTCAAGCTGATCCATTTTTTTCTTTTCGTCTTCAGACATGATTTTGTTTTTTGTGGGTTTGCATCGTGCTTCTTCGGGCATTTCTGAGGCCGAAACGAAGCGCAAATCAGAATTTGTGATTTCTTTTGCAGCCATTACCGCTGCAATTTCTCGGAAGGCAGGACGGTTGACCAATCCTCCAGCATTAGGAGTTGTCCCGATCACCCTGCCCTTTGCATCCGTCAAAAAAGACGGAGAAAAACGTTTGTAAGATCCACCCTTGATTGCCTTGGCACCGTCTTCAGTCCAAACGACTTTCGCACGAATGCCACCAGTCTTTGGATCTTCTCCACCCCAGAAAAATGATTGAACCCATCCAGATGCTTCCTTGTCATCATGATTGAAATCGAAGTATGCCTCAAATCCTTGTGCTTTGATTTCCTCCAGTGACTTGTTCAGAGCTTCGACTATTTCCTCCGAAACCTGAACAGTAAGCTCGGCAGGTTCTCCGTTTTTGGAAGCAGTGATCTTATGCTCTCCAGCAGGCATCCATTGGATGTCAGCAGGTGGTTCACCGCTGAAAACGATCTCATTGGCACTGCGTGCTGTTATTTTTGCAAAGCTGATCATTTTAATATTTGTTTGCTTCTCAAGTGTCTCTCAAACCCTTGAACAAACTTTTCGGCCAATTCTTTTTCACTTGGAATTGCCCCAGGCCAAGGTTTCTGATTCACACTCTGTTTCAGCAGATAGTGGAGCTTTAATGATCCGTCAATGCTTTCTGCGAGAAATTTCTCATTTTTTTCTGACTTCCAAACGAACAGCTTTTTTCCTGTCTCACGCTCAAAAGTTGCAGCCCTAATTGAATAAGCCTCCTTTGAAACTGGAATTGTCAGGTATTGAACTCTCTTGGCCTTGATCTCTCCACCATAAACCTTTTGGGCAATTCTTGGATCGAGGATCTTGATGATTGCTTCATTGCCCCGTGCGACTGGAGGTTGAACAGCCCTGCCAATGTCTGCCCAAAAGTTCGTCCGTTTTCCCCCAAGTTTGTTCGGCTCTTTTCGGTTTTTGGCTGGATAATATTCTGTTCTCATCCAGCTTTGAACACTGATTGCAGCGTTTTTAATAGCAACAGCATGAAACTTAGGTCCACCCATTTCCTTGAGCAATTCCGGAATTTCAACTGTGATTTTCTTAATCACTCGTTTTGATCAGGGTTGGTTATGCTGAACTCATTCAGACGTTCAAACGCACCATTGGCAGCAGCAGATCCCATTGCCTCCTCCAACGCATTTGCCAGAGCATCATGGTTGATCGAATCAAACAGTTCGGGCATTGAACGTGAGAGTTCTTCCATTGCCTCGATTACTTCCTTGTCGGATTTGTTCGGATCTTGAGCAGCCATCAGAACCTTGGCGAATGCAGGACGAGCAGGTGCAAGCCATTCGGCAGAGACTCCGGTCAGCGATTCCATCACGGCATCTGTGAGCCTGTCATTGTTGGATGGAATGTTCTTGGCATTGACCTTGGAAGGATTGCAACAATCGCAATCATCATCTGTCACGATCTCTCCAGACCAATCACTTGCATCAAGCACATCCTGAACTGTTTTCCCCTTCTCCCACATCTTGCATGACCAATATCTTGCCTTCCACTTTGGACCTGGATCATCACAGTTATGACGGTTCCTGAAATTCGATCTTCGTTCATCGTCATCACGCTTGATCTCCATGTTTGGATCACCGAATTTCACAAGGACAGTGTTTCCCTTGTCATTTTTGACATAAACCCCGAACTTTTTATCATCTCCCTTTGGAAGCCTGAAAGGATTATTCAATCCTGCCCTTGGTTCTTCCTTTGCATTGATCGGCTGCTTTCCGAAAAAGGAAGGTGACTCAACCACTGACTGTCGGATGGTGTCCTCGCCTTCCTGCGGAACTCGGATCTTGTGTCGTTCATAAATCTGATCCTTCGGAAGTTCCATGCCCATGCTGATCAGGATCTGATCTCTTGTTGCCATCTGAACAGGATCTTCGGCAGATTCAAACCTTGTTTGGAGATATGGAATCTCATCAGTGTCTCCGAAATTGAAGGAAATGGCTTTTCGGATCACTTGATCATTAATGTTCTGCGCTGCCCAATCACAGGCATCCTTGAGGTTATCTTGGCGAACAGCAGCATGAACATCTCCCAAAGCCCTCGATCCTGAATCACCCACATCTGTTGTGAGTGTTTGCCCAAGGATCAGAATATCACAAACACGGTCTGCAAGATCAATCAAATGGTTCTGAGGGTTATCGGATCCGTTCTTGGATGCCTCAAGGATCTGAACTTCTGATCCTTCAGGAATCATTGCATATCCTGCGGCAGCAAGATCACGCAACCAAAGTTCAAGGGCATCTTTGTCTGCTTCACCCATGTTTTTGCCATACTTCGCCACCCTCAACGGTATACCAAAAATCTGAGCATAACGCATGAGCCACTGACGCCCAAAGATCATCCCCGACCACCAGAATGCCAGAACACGACTAAAGCCATACGTCAAAGGATTCCCTGATCGAGTCTTGTATCGACCAACGAGAAACTTTTCATCTGGCATTTCAGTATATCCCCGTGATCCGATCCCTTCGATGTTCCGAAGCATGATCTCCGTCCCACTGGAATCATATCCCCAGAACTGCGGGTGGACCCAATAAGAAGCCCTTGGCGTTATCTCACCATTCTGATTCCAGTCCCAAAGCAACTCCTGAACACTGATTCCCTTGCCGATGGCATCACACAGATCATACACCATATCTTCGAAGCCGTTTTCATTGCGCTTCGGAACTGGTCGCATGTTGTCGATCATTCGACGGACAAAATCAGCTTTTTCCTGAGCCCTTGGGCTTGGTTCCTGTCCCTGCTCTGCGAATGGTTGAACAACAAACTCTGCTCTGGATGCTGCTTTCTTGATCTCGTGCAGGTTCTTGGCAAGCCTTGGCCAAGTGTCCTCCATGATGGCATAAAGATCATGCAAGCTCTGCGGATCTCCGGAAAAGGCTGACTGAAGAAGCCCACGAACTTCCGCAGGATCAATCTTCTCATTTAAGAACGGATAGAACTTTTCACGGAACGAAGGCGTGATAATGCGGTCACTGACCTTCTTTGTGGTCCTTACTCGCTTTGGTTTTGGCGTTTGGTCTTGAGTTGCCATATGATTCTAAAATGTTATTCCTCTGCTGCTTTGGGCTTTTGCTGTGCCTAGTTTGAATCCGCTTGTTGATCTGATCACCCCGTCATTTGATCCCCGTCTCATTTTTTCGACGGCAAGAGCCAATGCCATCACACCGTCATCATGCATTCCATCTGGTGCTGTGTATTTCACTCCCCCACCTGGGCTGTATTCATACGTGAAAGACTCAAGCTCAGATTTTAATGCTTCGTCGAAGAATCGAACCCTGTTTTGCTGAATAGCAGCACGAAGGCCCATCATCAAGGCTTGTTTTGAGGTTGACGAGAACTTGAACCCCTCAAAATTTGATCCCTCCATGATCAGATCCTCCACAATCGGATCACCGACACCCGTGGAATCAATCAAGGCTGGATTCCATTCTGTCATTTCAATGATGCTCTGTTTCGTCTCTCCCCATGACTTTTGGAACCTGCCATTAAACACTTGGCAACCGTCTTCATCGAGTCCGACACCCCAAGTCCAGTCATGGCTTTTCGCAAGATCCCAACCAAACCATATCGCAGGTTTATGGCTTCGTTCACCGTAACAAGCCCTGATTGCATCAACTCCAAACGGATTGCCACCATCATCGGCTGGCACCCCAAGGTATTCCTGCTTGTAAACCGCATCAGGCAGATCCTTTTGAGCATCGGCCAATTCCTGTTCCAGATCCGGAATCGTTGGATTGTCGATTGTGCCAAGCCTCCAGGATTTCCAATCCCGATCCCCACGCTGCCCCTTAAGAAATAACTGGTGAAAATAGTTCTGCCCCTTCGGTGTTCCAAGCACCCAAGCTCTGCCCTTGTAATCTGTCAGTGTTGGCCTGATGTCCTGCTCCCATCTGGATTTCAGATCCCTGACGACTGAAGCCTCATCAATAATGATCCCGTGATATTTGCGACCACGACCAGCATCAGGCTTTTCCAGCGACCAGAAATCAAACCTTCCCCCATTGATCAAATGGATCTCCCTGTTCTGCTTGTCTGTCTTTCTGATCAAAGGGGCAAATGATGCCTCAATCTCGTTCCACTGCTCAGACATTGATTTATAAGTGGGAGCAAACCAGCCATAAGTTTTCCCCATGATCCCAGCCATACGCAGGATGTGCAGTCCCATCGTGGTTTTGCCGAATCGACGACCGCATTGCAGAACATTAAAACGAAGGGCAGCATCGAGAATCCGTTGCTGCCCTGAGTGTGGCTTTTGAAGATTGATCCCTTGGTTTAATTCTTGAGCCATGCAGGTTCCTTGATCGGCTTTCCATCCATCGTGACATGCACATGGATCTCACCGTTGTTATCAAGTTCCATCTTGTCAGACATCCCACAAAAGTTTTTTAAGGCGAAGATCAATAGCTGATCACGATCTTCTTTGATCGCCCTATGCAGGAGCTTCATTCTTAGGCTTCTTGCAGTTGCTGCTCTGCCCTTGTTGTAGAGCTCTCGGAATTCAGAATTTTCCTTGGTGAATTCCCTGTTGATCGTTTTGACATTAACACGAAGAAAGTCAGCAATATCCTTCTGCGTAAATCCCATGTTGCCGAACGACTCAGCCGCTTCAATCGGCATTTCAAAAGACTGTCTTCCCCGTTTGCGTTCACTGCTGATCTTGATTTTTCGATCTTTGATTTTCATTTCTCTTAAATTTTAGCTATTTTTTTTGCAAAGATAACTCAAAACTCACTTTCAATCTTGATTCAGATAAAGTTGCACCTGTCAAAATTCCTCCACGACCTCGCATACATCCTTGATGTTTACCAAATCTTCCAAATTTTGTGCATTTCCATATTTTATTTTTTTTGAATGAATGTATTAATGCTGGATTTGTTGTTGTTATTAAAAATCGAAAACCGTTGTTGATGTATTCATTTCCTATAATTTCACAAAACCTAGAACCAATTCCCAATCCTTGAAAATCAGGCAAAACAACCAAACGATGTATTTTTTTTAAATTTTTTGACTTTGGATGTGGTAAATGCAAGACGCTTAACCATGCGGCTAATTTATCTTCAACCGTTAAAACATAACAATGAGCAGCGTTGTTGTGACTGCTATCTAAATAGTGAAATCTTTTAAAATTATTCCATAATTGTTTTTTGGGTTCTGCGTAAATTTTACATTGGAATTTTTCTCGTTTTTTTTTGAATTGTTTTGCTGCATGTTGTCAGTTCTAAAAACCCAATCCGGTTCCAACCATGCTTCTATGTCATCGTGGCAACTGACTGCAATAAATCTTTTATTAGTTTTTTGAATGGCCTTGTTTACGGCACAACAAGTTGTTTTAGCTATTGTTCTATCAATAACGCTTGTAAATTCATCAAAAACAATATCCTTTTTTTCTGATAAAATACAATATGCCAATTCAACTCTCATTTTTTCGCCGTTTGACAAAACAGAATATGGCTTTAGCCATGATGGAGCAGAACTGAAACCACATAAGGTGAAAATTTTGGCAATATCATCACATGATGCATTTTTTGGCATTTCTTCAAAAACTGAATCATTTCCAAAATTTGGTTTTAAAATGTAATCATCAAATAATTGTTTGGCTATGGTGGTTTTCCCAGTCCCACTTGCTCCCACAATTAAACCAACTTTCCAATCTTTTGGAGGATCAATTTGTCCTTTAAATCTTTCTGTGATGGAATTGGATTGTATGTCAAATTTGCCAATGACATATTCATTTCTGAAGGTTTTTTTTGCTTCTGTTTTTTTTATAATGTCAAAATTTTGCATGTGATTCCTTCTTCAGAAAATTTTTCAAACAAAATTTGAGCTTCGTTTTCATTTTTACATTCAACTTCAATTCTCCATTGCTCTTGTATTTTTTCGGACAAATCATCAATTTCATTCTGACTTTCTTCATTCAGAAAATCAAGATCACCAAACCCAGTCAGATCCAGATCAAAACCTTCAAACACATCATCTGTGAGCAATCCTTTCAGAGCATCCTGATCAGCTTCGGCAAGTTCTGCGATACGATTATCAGCAATCATGTCGGCATATTCTGACGCTTCGTCCTTGTATTCCTGAACATCGACCGGAACCTCAGAGCATCCCAATTGCAAGGCAGCAGCGAGTCTGCCGTGACCTTTGACAACATAGCCTGACCTCTTGGAAACGGTGATCGGATTTCGCCACCCTTGATGCCTGATGATCTTTGCAAGCAAACGGATCTGCTCTGCTGGGTGAGTGTTGTAATTGCGTGGATGCTCTACCAATGAAGCAGGATCACGCATTTCTGTGTGAGAGCAAAAGACTTGTGGATCTTCTGGTTTTTCGAGTTTTACTTGGCCCATTTGAGTTCCCAACCTTTCTGATTTGTTTTGATTCCTAATGCTTTTTTGAGTTTACCAAAGATTCCCTTGTCCATTCTTGATCCATCAACAGACAGGGCTTTGTTGAATTCTGATTTCGGATCTCGGATCCGTTCCTTCGGTTTGATTAAGCCTAATGCCACCGCCTCTTCCCTGTCAACCTCCTGAACATCCATCTGTGAGTTGAACCCCCAAGGACCATGCGGAACACCCAGGCCACCGATTTCCTTTTTGTTCATCTCAAGCCAGAACTTGGTATCATCTTTCCTCCGGACCACACCTTCGTTCTTCTTGTGCAGCGGTCGAGGTTCTTTCACATTTGCAATCCTGACAAATCTCCAAGCTGGGAAAGTCTCTGTCACATCAGGATCAACTGAGGCCTGAAAGTTACCATATCCATAAGCGGATCTCAGATTTGTCTCAAAGATCAACCCAAGCCGTCTGGCAGAGCTAACGTCCATCATCTGAGTGATCATGCTTTGATCAGCCTTGCCCATGCCTTGGGGAAGCGGATTGCCCATGCCCTCACGTTCTGTGACCTCCTGCATCATGTTGATGAAATCACCTCGGCTTCCGGTCCGCAGGGCTGTGGTTCTCTCACCTGTTGGCGTGATCACTTCCTCCCTTTGGGCTGTTAAGAAATCATCAATCGCTCTTTTTGCTGATTGAAGGAAACGAGCCGAAGCTACCCTGGATGAAAAGAAAGCCCGATCCCGAATGGAAGCTGAAACGTCAGCCCATTGTTTTGAAGTCAATCTGCTTCCGATTTCCTTCCGTGCTTTGAGACGTTTAATTGCCTCCTCAAATTTCATTGGTTTGTTGAGATAAGCCATTGATCAATCCTTGATTCCTTTGCTGGGTTTTTTGGCGATAAAAAAGCTGTGGTTAGTTATTGAGAAAAGATCCTTGCCCCTTGGCATATTTCTGGAGTCAAAGAACCGATCACATGCATCCGAAATCTCTTTTGCATGAGCCAAAGAAATATCAATCCCGATTTGATATTCATGCTCGATTGGTTCTGGATCTTCCACTTTAAAACCTTGACATACTCTTATCACAGGTGTGTAAAATTTCATAGACATTTCTTGACTTGCCCTTCTTTAAAGAAAAGACCTGCAACAATTTCTGACGGAAATCATTGCAAGCCTTTGAGTCTGTTTGGTTAACGATGTAAATTGTCCTTTTCTGGTTTTACTGTTTTGATCTTCGCACTGGATGCCATGATCCATCTTTGATCGCTGCCTTTCTGATTCTACTATGTTCGTTTTTGCAGGTTTTGCAGTGGTATTGTCTGTCGTCCTTGGCACGGCTGTTGTGGGCAAACTCATTCAGCAGTTTGGTCTGGTTGCAGCCACCGCAGTGTTTATTTTTCATGCTCTCACCTCACCTGACTGTAATCTGAGCTGGTCAATTTCGTCTTCAAGTTCCTTGACGATGTCACCCAAGCCCTCAAACTCCTCCAATCGTTGAACTTCGTCATAGTATTCCTTGGCTTTGTCCTTCCATTCCTGCCCCCAAGCACGCAGTTCTTCACAGGCTTTGCGTGCATCTTCCAAGTCACCGCAAGCCCCGTCGAGGTCTTCAAAATACCAGGTGGCGTTGGTGATGTCGTCAATGGCAGAGTCAAGTGTGTCCGCTTCCAATGCGTTCTTGAGGCATCTCATGCCTTTTTCAACCTTCCCAAGCATCTTGTCAATGAGGGGGCATTTGGACTCAGGTTGGGGGACAACTCGGTGTAGTCTTTCTGAGTTCATGCTTTCCCCTCCATGATTTCTGTGGCGAGTTCATTGAGTGACTTCGAAACACATGCAGACAGTGTTGTATTGTGAAACGATTTACAGAACAGCTTGACTGCCCGTCTCTCAACCTGCTCCTTGAACTGCTCAAGGTGGACGTAGGGTCCAATATGGTGATGGTGGTTTTTTAGGTCGGATGCTCCGCAGTCCTCGTTGCGGTCAAAACAGTCAACAGCATTAAACGCCAGCCACACCGTCATTGGCGGTCGGTTGGTGGTCATGGCAAAAATCCTTGGTTAAGTGCTGATAGTATTGCTTCTGATTTAGCTTGGATGATGCTGTCTTCATAACCATGTTGTCCATGTATCCCTTCAGCATCCCAGGTCCACCATCCAGCACTGGAGTAAACAGTAGCTGCTGACGTTCCGTTGGAGCGCATCAGTTCCCATTTTAAAAGCCCATCATATTCTGTGCTTTGTTTCCATTGTATCATAATCTTCTCTTTCTAAATTGGACGGGCAGCCAGTTTAAACTGGAATTCAGGGAGCGACCCTGCGTGTTGTATTTACACCACTGCCCGAAATTGGTGGCCAGTCCGGTTTCTTACCGGAGCCGCTGAGCCGGGTTCTCCTAGCCTCTGCGCGGTGTTTGCTGGCCGTTAATGTTAGCCTCCAGGATTAAGTTTTGCCCGAACCGCTGCGTCTTTTGCCTCAAGTAACTTCCTGAGTGCAACTGTCCGTTCGGGGCCAGGGTGAATTGAATCCGTGACTGCTTCCGCCAGCAACCCAAAAGGCTTTGATACCTCTTGCAGTTTTTCTGGCAGGTGTGTATATGCGAACCATTTGAGCATTATTTCTTTTTCTTCCATTATTTTTCTTTCTGTTGTGTCCAGCGCGGTGTTTGCTGGCCGTTAATCATTC